GCAAGTGCGTTTGACGGTCTAACGACGGAAGCTGGATCAGAACTGTCGGCTCTAATACGACACGTGAATGGTATCAACAAAGAAAAGTTGATAGCCCAGGAAAAAGTAAAAAGTCTTCAAAGCAAACTCGACCACTATCTCTATAAGCTAATTCCTGATCTGATGCATCGGTTGGGTATGGACCGTGTGGAGGTGGATGGCAACGTCGTTAGCCTAGCAACCTTTGTCCAAGGTACGATGCCAAAAGATCCACTGCAACGGGAAGCAGCCTTACAGCATCTGACAGATATCGGTTGTTCTGATTTTATCAAGAACGATGTTGTAATAAGATTTGGCGTGACCCAACACAATGAGGCCAAGTCCCTTCAATCCGAATTGGAGGATAAGGGATTAGAAACAACATCCAAGACTTGGGTGGAACCATCGACGCTAAAGAAGGTAATCAAAGACTGTATACAAAACGGTACAAAGATTGATCTAGAAATATTCAACGCACAACTTGGAACAGTAGCAAAGATCAAAGGAAAATGAAAATGGCTGCAAAGAAAAACGGAAATGGCAACGGAAATGGTCGGTTGCCGGCGGTATTAGCGAATGCGTTCGCTGAAGATACAGGTATCGGGTTTGAGGAAGTGACCTCGAATGACATCCAGATACCTTTTGTTCGTATTCTGCAAGCGATGTCTCCCCAGATTAAGAAGTCGGACCCCGCATTTATTAGCGGGGCTACCCAAGGCGACATCTTTGACACAGTAACTAATGAGGTGTGGTCGGGCGACAAGGGCGTTGTTGTATTGCCTGTGTACTTCCAAACCAAGTACCTGGAGTTTGTACCGCGGACACAGGGCGGTGGCTTTGTGGGGGAACTTGCTTCTAATAGTAATGACGTGCAACAGGCTGTCCGCGATCAGGACAGTGGTATGGAGTTGCTTGAGAACGGCAACGAACTCGTTCGCTCTGCACAGCATTACGTCAAGATTTGCCACAAGGATGGCACGTTGGAAAACGCCATCGTCGATATGAAGAAGACGCAGTTAAAGAAGAGCAGATTGTGGCTGTCGATGATGATGATGCAAAAACACAAAGGCACTACGCTACCCATATTTGCCACCACTTATCGGTTGAAGACGATTGAGGATGGTAACGACAAGGGGTCTTGGTACACGTGGACCATAGCCGTCGAAGGGAGAGTGTCTTCCATCGAAGCGTACAATGACGCCAAGCAACTGCATGGTAGCATCAAGTCGGGGGAACTGAGGATCGCTCCACCCCCGCCAGAGCCAGCGGTAACTGACGAAGATATACCGTTTTAACGCAGCAAGGATTGGCCCCCACTAACACTGGGGGCCTCTTTGTTCGATGATGACCGTATCAGAACGGTTCCTTGCTCTCTTTGAGGGCTACGAAGGAGCGCACGGCCAGACACAGGTTCTGGAACGTCACCGTCATGGGAAAACTCAAGCCAAGTATGAGATTGTCCGTGAGCCGTTGACCATTGAACTAGTCCAGGAACATCTGGACGGCAAACGTGGTATCGGATCGATCCCAATCAATGCCAGCAACAAGTGCCGCTTTGGTGCATTGGATGTGGACGACTACAACCTTGACCTGGTTGCACTCCATCAAAAAGTACAGAGACTAAAATTACCCCTCATTACCTGTCGCTCGAAGAGTGGAGGAGCTCATCTCTTTTTGTTTCTGGCAGAAGAGGTTCCAGCGGTAGATGTGCGCGACAAGCTTGCTGAGTTGGCATCGGCACTGGGTTTCGGGAACTGCGAGATATTCCCTAAACAGGAAGAAGTCCACCATGAGCGCGGGGATGTAGGAAACTTCATCAACCTTCCGTACTACAACGTCAAGTATACAACACGCTATGCCTTGGATAACGACGGTGAGGCATTAGACATCGAACTCTTTTTAGATGCCGCTGAGAGTTCCAGAAAAACATTTAAAGAATTACGCGCCTTCCCCAAGGGAACGGACACAGAAGTTATCCCCAATGGTCCGCCATGTCTGCAGCAATTGACAGTGACAGGCATACCTGAGGGTGGACGCAACAATGCTCTTCTTAACATTGGCATTTACTACCGCCTGTTCTCCCCTAGTGACTGGAAGACTCTACTGGAAGAACACAACCAGAATTATTGTAATCCCCCACTGGCGGCGAAAGAAATCGTGACGATCCAGAACCAGCTGGACAAGAAGGACTATTTCTACACGTGCAAGCAGGAACCCTTGCTTAGTCATTGCAATCGGTCCTTATGCCGTACCCGTAAGTATGGCGTGGGCCAAGGCCAACAAGCTGTTCCTATCCTCAGTGGACTAACAGTAGTGGAGTCGGAGCCACCTGTCTGGTTCGTAGATGTGGATGGAGCTCGGCTCGAACTCTCCACCAAACAGTTGCAACTACAAGTAGAGTTTCAGCGCGCCTGCATGGAGCAGATGTACAGGATGCCTACCAGGATGAAGGACTCAGACTGGCGGGACCTGATCGACAACATCCTAGACACCGCAACGCGCATTCCGGTGCCAGAGGAGTTAACACACAAGGGACAATTCATCGAACTAGTGGAGATTTTCTGCACTTCCAGGATCCGTGCTCATTCACCAGAGGAGTTGCTTACGGGCAAACCTTGGACGGACGAGGGCTATACCTACTTCAAACTGGGTGCGCTACAGGAGTATCTCAAGCGCGCTGGCTTTGTACATTATACCAGAGGACAGATTACGGAACGCCTCAAGGAAATGAATGCCAATGGCGCTGCCGACAAGCAATATCGTTTCAAGGACGACAAGGATGCATGGCGCACTGTCCGTGTGTGGTTCGTACCTGAGGTAGCGAAGGGCGAAGTGGAACTCAAGCCAGTGGAGTTTGAGGATGAGGATATACCATTTTGAAGTTACGCCCAGTTCCTATCAAACTGCGCGAGGCTAATGACTTTGTTGAACAATACCATAGGCACAACAAGCGTACACAAAGAGATGGCGGACGATTTGCTATTGGAGCTACTACAGGGGAGGAAATGGTTGGTGTGGCTATTGTCGGGCGTCCTATCTCTCGTCTTTTGGATGATGGTTACACGGCTGAAGTCACTCGATGTTGTGTCCTGGACGATGCCCCTAAGGGTTCTTGCTCGTTTCTGTATGGCCGTTGCTGGAGAATCTGGCAGCAAATGGGCGGTACGAGGATGGTGACTTACACTCTTCAAACGGAAAGTGGATCAAGCCTCAAAGGGGCTGGCTGGAAGATTGTCGGGAAAACGGAGGGCGGGGGTTGGGATCGTGAGGGACGGGAGCGAGAGTGGCAACCAATTTATGGCCAGCTTAAATTCAGATGGGAGGTTACATGACCCAAGAACTTCTATATTATGGCCCACCAGGCACAGGCAAGACTCAGAACATTTCCAATCTGATACGCGATGCAATAGAGGAGGGTATTCCTCCAGAGAGAATTGCCTGTGTCTCCTTCACTCGCAAGGCAGCATCCGAGAGCCGGGAACGAGTCTGCAAGGACTGGGGCCTTACAGAGGACATGCTTCCCTATTTCCAGACTCTGCACTCGATGGCCTTCCACACGGGCGGCTATAAATCGTCTGACGTTATCTCAAAAAAAGATTTAGAAGAAATCGGACACGAAGTCGGTCTGTCGTTCTCGGCCAAGGACGGTGGCGACACAGACTTTGACATGCTTGGTATCTCCGATGGAGACATCTATTTAAATTTGCACCACTTGGCCCGTAGCAAGCGAATGGATCTGGAGGAGGTATACTCTCAGGCGAGTAATTACGATCTCAGTTGGAGCGTACTGCAGCGATTAATCATATCTTACGAGAACTTCAAATCGGTACGGGGACGGATCGACTTTACCGATATGATTGAGGAATTTGTAAAGCGGGACCAGTCACTCGATATAGATGCATTGTTCGTGGACGAAGCACAGGACCTGTCCACGTTACAGTGGGACATGATTAGTGTTCTCAGAAGAACCCCACGCATACAAATCTTCACCGGCGATGATGACCAGGCCATCATGGGGTTCCAGGGAGCGGATGTCCACGCATTCCAGAACTGCACTTCCAACAAGCAAGTGCTGACACAATCGTATCGTGTCCCGCAGAAACCCTTTGAGATCGCACAGGCCATTGTGCAGCGCATCGAAGGTCGAGCGCCAAAAGTCTGGTATCCAACAGAACATTCAGGATCGGTACGATGGCATAACAGTATGTATGACGTACCTCTGGAAACTGGCGAGTGGTGCCTGTTAGCGCGCACGAATAAAATTGCTTCTTATTATGCTAACCAGTTGCGCGAGGAAGGTTGGGTCTACAGCCGGTTTGGTCATCCTAGTATCCCTCCCAAAATGTATGATGCCATTCTTTCCTGGGAAAATTGGACGAAAGGACATCCTCTAGGTGTTGATCAAATTAAGAACATTTACACCTACATGAATGCTAATGTTGGTTATCGAAAGGGTAGTGGGCCGCGGTCCAAGACCTTCCTTAATCGTGAAGAAGGCGTTATGTTTTCTATGGATCAGGCTCACTCGGAGCTTGGCTTATGCGTAACGGAAGGACGTTGGCATGAGGTACTGGGTAAGATTGATGACGAGACAAGACACTATGTGCTTAATGCTTTAAGGCGCGGGGACAATGTCAAGCATCCACGTATAAAGATCAGTACCATTCATTCCATGAAGGGTGGCGAATGCGACAACGTGATAGTGATACCGGATTTATCCCCTGCAGCGTACAAGGAATATCGGAAGACGCCGGAGACCGAGCATCGCGTGTTCTACGTCGCGGTGACGAGAGTGAAGAAGGCGTTGCATCTGCTCGAACCATTCACAGAATCGAAGCGGTACTACGAGATATGACTCCAGACAGCATTTTGATGGAAGCGGCAGAGTTGGTGAAGGGAGTACGAGCCAAGCAACATGGCGATTATACAAAGCTCCAGTCACGGATCGCGGAGCTATGGTCCGCGTATCTTGACACTTCTATTAGCGCTTCTCAGGTTGCTTTCTGCATGACGCTAGTAAAAGTTGCCAGAGATGAGGTTGGTGACTTTAACGAAGATGATGGCAAAGACGCCGCCGCCTACACTGCACTCTGGGCCGCACTCTCTTATCAAGAACACACTAGCTAATGCGCGAAGATCTCTTTGACGAACCCATATGGATGCCGGCTGAAGAACTGCCGGATTTGTCTTCGGAGAAGATCATCGCCGTTGACGTAGAGACACGGGATCCAAATCTCAAAACCTTTGGCCCAGGCT